TGTCCTTTATTCTCACCTGTACCATCTGGCCCCATGCCGTGCTTTTTTGCGGTGGTGTAGTCATAGTCGCCGCCCTCTGCGTCAAACTTAACCTCACCGCCATCTCTATATCCTTTGACGGCCATGTTGCCCATCTTGGGATTAGTCGAGGAAAACTTTAGGCACTTCACGATGCTTCCGTCTCTGGGCGTTTGTTGCCCTTCTTCTCATGCACTTCCATGATCTGTTTGATATTCATAGCGGGCATCTTAAACTCCATCTCGTAGAGTTCCATTGGTGCTGGTTTGCCAGCCAAGCCAGAAGTATCCATCTTGGGGTTGTCTGACAGAATCGTGAACTGTTTGCCTGACTTCATAGCGTTCCTCCGGTTGCCGCACTACTACATATTGTAGTGTGGTTATAGCAGCAAGTATACATGCTGTCAAAGAAAAAAGAACCCCCTACGTTTCCGCAGGGGGCAAGAGGCGTGAAGGAGAACGCCAAGGAGGTGAAACTGCATCCTACTATATCACACATTCTAAGTCCAGCCGACTGCCGAGATGGGCTTGATTTCCCGGCGTTCGTGTAAATGACCCCCCTCGCCAATACTAGCGATATGGAGCATGAGGTATTGTAGCGCCTCAGCCACATGGGAGTGTTTATTTTTCTCAATGTCGCCGTCGCCTTTGGGTTTATACCTATATCCACCCATCATGGCAGCCTTGAGTTGAGTGCAACTGGGGTCTACTAGAAAGGCCGGATCACCGTCTACTTGACGCATCAAGTAGTCATCGACCGAGTTAATCCGTGCCGAGATGCTGTTAGTCCTAGCGGGCATGACCCTTAGCCCCTCCGCCTTAATGATGTCAACCGCCGATCTCTCATCTGTCTGCGCCCGCTGGATACCCGCAGGGTCAGTAACCACCAGTATAGGTGCGCCTCCAAACCGCTCGTATAGCAATGGCTTAAGCATTGTCCTGACAAAACGCTGTACTCCCATATCAAACGATACACACTCGCCAAGTATCAGCGCCCGACCACGGGGGTCTTGTTGTCCGATAACAGCCGCTGGGGTAAGCCCCAAGTCCATCCCGATAACAATGGGTCGAACCCCATTGTTGATATAGCGAAGTCTCTCGCGAGCCATATGGTAGTCCGGCCTGAAATACTTATACACCGGCATACCAGCCGAGGACAGCCCGTACTCTCCATCGATGTAAACCCTAATATATTCTTCGCTTCGGCCTTGGGTGTCGTAGTAACCTTCGGGGAGGTTCTCGATGTTCTCGGCGTACGCCGAGCGCCCGCTTGGCTGTTTGAATACCGCCCAACCATTATCGTTCGGAGATACGCCATCTTTAGGATCCAGCCCTTCCATCTGGTAATACCACCAAGTGTCCATTGTAGGTGGGTTAGTATCCCCCCACATCCCATGCCATGTCGGCCCCCCGTCCTTAGCCGACGGGAAACGCCCAATACGCTTAGACATCGCATCCATAATGTCAGGGTGAATGTCCCGACACTCGTTAAACCAAGCGAACGACAACTCCAACGAGTTCAAGTTAGCCACATCGTCAGCGTCATCTAGCGCTCGGAACATAATCTCGCACTCAACCTCGCCCACTTTGAAGAAATAGGTCTTGGTTGTACGCATATACTCCCCACAGACCCCCGGCGGGAACCAATCAAGGAAGGTTTTGATCGTAGTATCCTGCAACTGTCGTGCGGTTTCCCGCACAATAGCCGCCCGCGTCTTGCGGATGCCCTGTGCATTGGGGGTTTGTAGGGATGCCCGCCTTACAATCTCGAACGAACAGGTCACGGACTTGCCAGAACCTACCGGCCCCATCAAAACGCGCATTTTTGCGTCCGACTCCATAAACTTCGCCCCGGTTGGCGGGGGTGTGTAGTTAATATCGAGCGCCATTAGTGGGTTTCCCCTACTACCATGACCACAAACTCACGGCCACGCTTCTTATGCTTGCTGATTTTGGTCTTAAACGAGGCTCCCGCCTCCTTTAACGCCAGTGTAAAGTTGTTGTACTCACTTGAAGTGGTAAAAATTGCTGCCTTGAACCCGTCGTAGGTAGAATTAAGCCTGTTCGCTATGCTCAATGGTAGTGACATCCGTCGCCTCTTGTTCAATTACCTGTGCTTCATGGGTCTGACCACCCAAATTGATCGTGATTTTCACGCCTCCCCCTGCACCATCAGATACTTCTGTGTTCTTTGGCTCTAGCCCAGCCCACTTAACTGTCGATTTTATGAGGTCGGCCTTCACCGCAGGGCTAACTGCGGGGTCATGTATCAATAAGTAGGAGGTTGTTAGGAGTTCTTCGGCTTGGGCGCGGGCTTTGAGTTTGAATGTCAGCCCCTTTTCCTGCACTTCAGTCTGGTAATGCTCCACCTTTTTGAGAAAGATAGGGTCTTTGTTGTAGGCAAGCAGGTCTACCGCCGCAATCTTGTGCCGCGTAATTACTTCTTGCAGAGATTCTCCGCTACCTTCGAGCATCAACGCCACATCGAAGGCCAGTCTGTCTGACCACTTCGTGTGATAAAGGGGTAGGTTATCCATAGTCGGAATATAACACAGCAACTTACTTAGGTGTCAATAGGGGGACTCTAGATAGTTTGGAAGTTCCGTAACTTTACACTTGGGTTTTTTGGGTCTTGGTTTAAGAGGTTGCCTACAATAAGGGGGGCGTGTCCAAAGCGCAGTCCATGTCCCCCCCCCTCTCGCTCACTCACTCGCTCGCGCACCGCGCACCGCGCCCGCCCGCAAACCCTTGATGTGGCTTGATACTTGACAATTCTGTCAAGTCTGTTAGTCTGAAATTGTCGATGCAGATGCAACGACTCAGATGAAAATCTGACTGTTCTTTAACAATCCACTAAAGGAGAACTCAAATGGTTAAATCCATCGAGCGTCCGACCCACGTACGGGTCATCGTAGCCCCCAAAGCGGGATACCTCAAACTTGAGGGATGCAGCGCCGAGGCTTCAGGTACGGTGTTCTCAGTCGATCAGTCCAAGGAAGTTTACGCTTTCATGGTCAAGAAAGGCAAAGAACTCAAGAAAGAAGTCAAGGTCTGGATCCAGTCCGCTGGTGCAAAAACACCAGAGATCAAGTTTAACAAATACGACGGCCATCCTTACATGGCTCTAGTAGGCGACGATAAACCGAGCAAGACTGCGAAAGTAGTCCTGTAAGGTAGTAGTAAAGACCCCGGCCGGGAAACCGGTCGGGTTCCCCTAACCGATCCTCTGGAGAAAACGATGAAAGAGATCAAACGCAAGACCTTCGTGGTCAAGTATAAGTACGGTTCACAATGGTACGAGTTCCATACCACAACCAAAGACAAGGCCTTTGACTTTGTATTACGAAAGCAAAGTGACCCTCGGATGGGCGTGGCAGTAATCAAGACCAAGTAAACCAAGGGAGACCGGGCGAAAGCCCGGCTCCCGTAACCGGAGAAAAGACCATGAATGAAAACTTCAAGATATTCCTGATAGCCCTAGCAGTCTGGCCTGTGCTGTACCTACTGATGGTGCTAGTTCTATCCCTGTAACCAACGCCCGGCGAAAGCCGGGTTTTTTTCTGCCTTGTTTTTTATAAATAAAAACCCATACGTCGGGGGCTTATAGGTCATCTGACCTTACATCATGTCTCATAATGGGGTGTGAATGGAACTATCTACACTATCTAAACTATACATCGGCTATATGACAGGATTTAGATAGCGTAACTTGACAATGAAAATGTATAGTTTGCAGGAATACCAAGGGATTCCAGAGGTATATGTATAGTTTATCTATCTAACTATCTATATTATCTATCATTTTTTGCTACTGTTTGATTCCACATTTGGAAATGTACTTTACATGTAAGGTGCGGTATGATAATACATAAAATTGTAGTGCCTTATTATGCCGAAAAACATAGATAGTTTAGATAGTTGCATTATTCCCCAATCAAATCAATGGCTTACGCTATCCGTAAAGTTAGATAATGTGTATATACTTTACATCTGACAGTAGATAGTTGTACCTACTGTTGCACCATCAACCTTACAGTCTTACTTTGAAGTGGCGGGACTTGACAATCGGCTCGGCTTCGGCGAGTCTGGGAGTGTCCCCAACGGGATCAGCGTTATGGCATAACAGCCATAACATTACATTAACTTTCATGGAGATTATGAAATGAAAAAACTTAGACCAACCCATATCAATGTCATATTACGCCCTAAAGCAGGTGACATAGCAATTGAGGGTACATACAACGCTGATGGTACGCCATCATCTGATGGTAAATTTAGCATTGATGATGCTAAGGGTATCTATGCTTACATGGTGAAGAAGGGTAAGGAACTTAATAAAACCTTACATACTTGGTCACCCAAGGATAATGCAGGTAAGAACCCTGTTGTAAAGTTCAACAAGTATGACAATGCACCATATATTGCATTGGTCAACAACACCGAAGCATCACGCCAACCTTCAGCAGTCAAGGTTGTTCTTTAACCCCGATGGGAGGATTGTATAAAACACCATACAACCCTCCCTTTTTCCTTTTGTCATGGAGATATGAAATGACCCAACTATACACACATACAGTACATATAGACACCAACATGGATCTAGTTGATGAGATGCATTGGGAGGATGTTGCATCTGAACGGGAGTTATTTGTTTCATTGGAATCTGAAGGGTTGGAGGAATCATCAAGCCAACCCATCTTTGGCGGTATCAACCCAATGTCAAACGGCATCTATGCTTACACATCATGGTTCTACGATGGTGATGAGTCAGCATTTAGCCCAATCTAATGGAGTGCATATGAAGCAGATAGCCAATGCTGATGCAAGACTTTACATACAACGCCGTGAACCCTTCAAAGGTAGCAACCTATGGGGGGAAAAGCGTATGACTCAAGGTGTATTAAGCACACATGACTATGTGGACTGGGAGGACTCATCAGAGTTGTATGTGGTTTGTTCCTATGGGGTTCACTACCCTATGTGGGTCTATGACTTTTTTACGGGTCAATGGTTCGGCAACCATGACAAATATAGTCGCACTACATCCAAGCATAAGTCACAAACCCAACCATGTGAGGGTACAAGGATTCGATGGTATGACACTCAGACGATGGTGGACTTGATGGTGTATGGGTATCGGGGATTGGCATCACGAAGGATTCTATACGGAGGTAAAGTAGCATGAGACCAAGATGTAAAGTTTGTAATGAGTTGTTTCCTACGGCACGCAAGAAGTTGGGCTATGACAATTGCACCAAGCATGGTGAGGGTAAGCGTACCTTTACAGTGGCTATCCCATACAGCAAGGGTGCATATCAGTTGATCCATAACCCTGCCGATATGTTTATAACTAACCCAAAGAATGTGAGGGGATGATGAGCGATACCAATTGGAATGATGGCGTTGCCAACCATATAAGTTCAGCATTGATGGACATGTATGACATACGCAAGGCTTTGTCAAGTAAGGTTAAGAGTCAACCCAAGGACAATGATGGTACGGAAACTACCATCGGGGACTGTATTGATTCGGTCATTGAAGCATTGGAGTACATGGACTTCAGGAAATGGAAAGAGGTCAAGTGATGCCCATGCCCTTACATTAAGCGGCTCAGAACACGGCATGGTTTGTCCTTATCGTGGTGATAGGCATAGCCCTTGTGCTATGGCATGACTGCCGTAAGGAAACTAAGGAAGATCAACGCAAGAAGGAGAAAGAGCATGACTAAATTAATGTGGTTTATTGCCATTGGTGCATTGTTGGGTGCTATTGGTGGGGTGATATTCGGATGAATAAAACTACAAAGACCATCATTGACTTTCTGATTGCAACCATATTCGGTGTACTCGTTGCCATTCTGTTCATGGAATGGTGGGTAGGGTGCGGTGAATCGTATGTCGATGCCAA